CCGTCCTCACGTTGATCGTAACTTTGTGCCAATCGGTGGAGAGCGTCAAGCTGTCAACCAAGACGCAATTGTTAAACTGATTGGCTGGGCCGGCAACCTCACGTCCTCTGGCCCTCAGTTCAACGGCGTTTTGATCGCTTAAAGGAAAAATCATGGCTTATTCAGTATCGCCAATTATTGGCACAACCATTGGTTCAACCGCTAACACTAACCTTAATTCTGCTGGTGTTGCTATTCCAACAGAAGGCCCGTTGGGTTTGCAAGCGTTTGGTTCAGATGGTCTGCTTTATGTTTTTGCAAAAGCTAACGCATCCATTCCAGCGTCAACCGCTGTTTGTACCGTTAGTCCAACAACATTCCTAGTTACTGCGACAGGTGGAGCTTACACAAGCCCCGCTTATGCGCTAGTTTCTGGTGATTTTGCTTGGTTCAGCAAAGCATCGGTGTAAAATAGTACAGGGGGTTGGGAAACCTTCCCCCTTTTTTTAAATCTACGGGAGAGGATTTTGGGACTAGATAGCGATATTCGTAATGCAGATTCACAATTATATGTAGAGTTCTACACTTTTGAGCATCCAAGCTCGGATGTGCAGAAACCGTACCAAGATGTGCCTTTTGTGCGAATCGTAGTGCCGGGCGATAAGACTAATGTTGTTGAGCAACCTGTGCGTGAAAGCCACAAGCAGCGGTTTCCCCGCCAATGGTTGCACTATCAAATGCAAAACAGCAATGCAGACGTAATTGGTACACCACTAAAAGAATGGCACATCGCTAGACCTGCTGAGTTAAATCAAATGCAGATGGAAGAATTAAGCATTTTGAAGTTTCAGACCGTTGAGCAAGTAGCAACAGCTTCGGATATGCAGCTTCAAAAGGTAGGCATGGGCGCAGCGGGTTTGCGTGAACGTGCAAGAGCGTATTTAATGAACAAAAATCAGTCTGACAGCCAAGTAGAGATGGAAAAAACAAAGCAAGAGTTAGCTGAACTTAAAGAGCAGCTCTCTGCTTTTATGGCTGAAAAGAAGGTTGGTAGACCAAAGAAAGAGGAATAAATGTCATCAACGATGCTGCAATTAGTCACTCAGGTGACAAATGAGTTAGGCGTGTCTACCCCTGCTAACGTAGCGGGTAACACCAATCAGGACGTTATTCAAATCCTAGCTCTGATGAACGCATCGGGTTATGAATTGCTTAAAAAGCACGATTGGCGCAGAATAACCAAGCAGCATTTGTTTACGACTACGTTTACCAACACTACTGGTGACGTTGCTCTTGATACATACACAATTACAAATATCCCAAGCACCGCAGGACTTGACACAACGTATCAAGTTTCTGGTAACGGTCTTGGTAACGCTACATACATTGTTAGCGTAGACTCACCAACGCAAGTAACGGTTAATCAACCATCCACAGGAAATTATGTGGGTACTGATTTGTCGTTCATGAAAGTAAAGTATCCGCTACCCGCTGACTACGATGCGTCTGTTCCTCGTACACATTGGGATAAATCGAAAAGATGGGAGATGTTAGGCCCAACGGACGCACAGCAATGGGAATGGTTACTTTCGGGGTATATCTCGACAGGGCCTCGCATCCGGTGGCGTTTGTTGGGTGACTTCTTCCAGATATGGCCCGGCGTTTCAACCAATGAGCTACTAGGTTACGAATACCGTTCACAAGCGTGGGCAGAAGATTCTAACGGCAATCCAAAGAACTCGTTTACTAACGATTCCGATAGATGTATTTATCCTGACCGTGTCATGGTTTTGATGACAAAACTGAAGTATTTTGAGGCTAAAGGATTCGATACAACAGCAATGTATAGAAACTTCTTAACTGAGCTTGAAACCGTAATGGGTCAAGATATGAGTGCTGCTAACTTGTCGTTTGCTCCAAGACCGGGTACGGTTTTGATTGGCTACGATAACATTCCTGACACCGGATATGGCCCGAACTAACTATGGCTACACGCAGAGGTGTCAACTCTTTAGTTCAGAGAAACGCAGCAAAAGTTGCGTCTTTACCTTCTCCTGTCGGTGGATGGAACGCACGAGATTCGATAGCAAATATGGATTTGTTGGACGCTGTTCAACTTACCAACCTGTTTCCCTCGGTTAATAACGTCATCCTTAGACCGGGTTTTACTAAACACGCAACAGGCTTACCGGGTCAAGTTGAAACCCTAATGGGCTATTCGTCTGGTGCAACGAACGAACTATTTGCTTGTGTTGGATCAGAAATCTATGACGTGACTGCTAGCGGTGTTGTTGGTTCTCCTGTTGAAACAGGACTAGGCAACGCTAGATGGGAGTATGCAAACGTCACAACCCCCGCTGGCGGCTACTTGTACGCTGTCAATGGGGTAGATAGACCATTGCTGTATGACGGCTCTACATGGTCAAATCCAACCATTACAGGCGTTACCGACACTACGTTTAGCAACATTACGACGTTTAAGAACCAAGTATGGTTTACGCAGAATGACACTTTATTGGCGTGGTACTTGCCTACCCTCTCGATTCAAGGGGCAGCTAATTACATTGACATGAGCGCAGTAGCTCAACTTGGTGGTCACTTGGTTGCTGTTGGAACATGGACAATTGACGCAGGTTATGGCGTAGATGACAACCTAGTGTTTATTACGTCAAACGGGGAAGTCATTGTTTATGCAGGAACAGACCCCTCTGATGCCACTAAATGGGCGCTAATTGGTGTCTGGCGTACAGGTAAACCCGTAGGTAAACGTTGTTTGATTAAGTACGGTGGTGACATTGTAGCTTTGACCTATAACGGCGTATACCCACTTGCTGCAAGTCTACAGTCATCAAGACTAGACCCAAGGGTAGCGTTGTCAGACAAGATTCAAGGTGCGTTTACAAGGGCTACTCAAGCTCACGGTGAAAACTTTGGTTGGCAAATGATATTTGATCCAAAGCACAACGCTTTGACGGTAAATATCCCATTTGGCGTAGGTTTGCAACAACAGTATGTAATGAACAACGTCACTAAATCGTGGTGTAACTTTACAAATTGGAATGCAAGCTGTTGGGAAATCTTTGACAATGAACCTTTTTTTGGTTCTAGCGGCTATGTTGGACACGCTTGGGACGATAGCTACGCAGACGATGGCGCAAACATCAATACAAACGCATTTCAAGCGTTTAATTACTTTGAATCCCGTGGCGTAAAGAAGTACTTTACAAGGGCTAGACCGTCTATTTTTACCAATGGTGATCCAACGGTCTACATTGGTATGAACGTAGACTTTGAGCTTGAGGATTTAGCTGCCGCTGCAGAGTTTTCGCCAAGTAATGCTGGACTATGGAATTCTGGCATTTGGGATGACTCTACATGGGGTTCAGCAACCATTGTGTCTAATAACTGGCAAGGCATTACTGGTATTGGATACTGCGGATCAACACAATTTAAATCTGCTTCACAAGGGGTAATGTTATTGTGGGCATCGACGGACATTGTTTATCAGACAGGCTGGGCTGGCATATAGTCCAAGGCGCAGAGATTGGCAATTGGGTCGCTCAAAAGATTGACGGAAGCTACTTTGCAAAACAGTCTAGCGCAATAGGTTTACAGAAAGACGCTAAAACAATTGCGGGTGTTATCTACGAAAACTGGAACAAACGAACGGTTTTTTGTCACATTGCGGTTGAAGGACGGTTAACAAAAGCGTATTTAAAAGCTATTTTTGACTACCCGTTTAACGTTTTAAATGTAGAAAAAATCATTGTCCCTGTGGTCACAGATAACCAAAAGAGCATAAAATTAGTACAGAACATGGGTTTTGCTGAAGAAGCACGAATTAAAGACGGTTCACCAAATGGTGACATTATATTTATGACATTGGCACGAAACGATTGCCGATTCTTAGGGGTACGCTATGGGTAAGTCAGCTAGTCCACCACCAACACCAGACTACGTTGGTGCTGCAAAAGAGCAGGGACAACAGAACTTAATTTCCGCACAACAAAGTGCAAAATTAAGTAACCCAAATATGTATACACCATTTGGCACACAGACGGTTACATATAGCGACCCTACTTTTGACCAAGCACGTTATGACGCTGACCAAGCCGCATACAACGCTAAAGTAAACAGAGATCAATTTTACGAAGTTGATAACGGTTACTATGGCGGCGAAGGCGGTGGCTGGGCGGGTAGCGGGGAAACTTATTTTAATGACCAAGCATACCAACGAGCGTTAGCGAACGCTGGCGCAGCACCTGACCGTAACGCATATATGTCTGGTGGCGGCATTCCTACTGTTACACAAACGCTGACCCCTGAAGCGCAAGCTACGTTAGACGCACAAATGCGTGTGCAACGTGCAATGGCTGGTTTATCAGAAACAGGCATCGGTAATGCTCGCACGATGCTTTCTACGCCATTTACGCCTACCTCTACAAATATTGAAAAAAGTTTTGCTGATTACGGTCGAGCAAGAGGCGATATTGACACTAGCAATTTAGCTGCTATGCCAATTAATGCTGGCACAACTGCTCAAGACTTAATCTTGCAGCGGTTAAGCCCAACCATTGAAGCTGGCGATAGATCATTTGCACAAACACTTGCAAATCAAGGTTTAGCACCGGGAACGCAAGCGTACAACACAGCTTTTCGTAACCGTGAGATGAGCAAGAATGACCTGTATAGTCAAGCTGCTTTGCAAGGTATCGGGCTAGATATGAACGCTCGTCAGCAAGGTTTTGGCGAGTTAATGAACCGAGCAGGTCTATACAACACAGCTTTAGGTCAAGACTTCTCACAAGGCTTGTCAAGAGCGCAGTTTGGCAACCAAGCACAACAACAGCAACTTGCTCAAGATTTGACCCTAAGAGGTCAGCCTATGAATGAGATTATTGGTCTATTAGGTGGCTCACAGATTCAGCTTCCTCAGTTTGGCGGATACCAAAGCACAAATATTGCTCCTGCACCAACATTTGCTGCAACACAAGCTGCAAATAATGCTGCTATGCAAAATTACGGAATACAACAAGCTGGAAACAATGCAACAACGCAAGGACTTGCATCGCTAGGAATGGCTGGCGCAATGTACTTTTCCGACAGACGTTTAAAATCAAACATTGTGCGAATTGGCGAACACCCGTCAGGCATTGGCATTTACGAATATGATATTTTTGACAGGCGTGAACGTGGCGTAATGGCAGACGAAGTTGCTAAAGTAATGCCTGATGCAATTGTTCCGCACTCAAGCGGTTACATGATGGTCAACTACGGGAAATTATAATGAACCGATACGTTAATTTAAGCCCGCAACAGCGCATGGCAAAAGCTTTGCAGCAACAAGAGCAACAAGGTATGCAAATGCAGCAAATGCAAGCTCCGCAACAGCAAAATCCTATGCAAGACATCCCTGCAATGATGCAGATGTATATGCGTAACAAGCAATTGCAAGGCGGAATGCCGCAAGCACCACAGGGTTTTATGCCACAAACTGGTATGCAGTACGGTGACTAATTAACAGGGCTAATCATGGTATTTAATCAACCCCAAGGCGGATTTAGAACGCCAACCCCGTATGACAAAGAGCTGTCATCTATTGCTAGACGGGAACGCATGGCGCAAATCATGCAGCAGCAAGCATTGCAGCCTATGGAAATTAATAGTTTTCAAGGTTTTCAAGCACCCATTAGCCCGTTGCAAGGTTTGGCTAAAGTGCTGCAAATGTACGCTGGCATGACCGCAAGCGATAAAGCAGACGAATCTAGGGCGGGAATTGGCAAACGTATGCAAACCGATGCCGCACAACAAATTGCTAGTCTTGAGGGTACGCCTGCACAACCTGCTATTGCACCAACCCCCGGCACATCGTTTACACCAATGGGTGCAGACTTTGAGGACAATCCTAACTTGCCCATTGCCGCTTCTGGCAACGTAGAAATAGCGGGGACACCCGGTAGAGCAGCAATACCAGCTATGCCATTAGGTGATGCGGAAAAACGTCAACGACTTATTCAAATTCTTACTGGTGGCAATCCTTATTCTGCGCCTGCTGCTAAATTTATGTTAGAAGATATGCAAAAAGCTCCTTCTACTATTAAAGAATACGAGTACGCAAGAGATAAGCAGGGTTTCCAAGGCACATTGCAAGACTTTAGAATGTCTATGCGCCCACCCGGTACTGTTGTCAATATGCCGTCTGGTGCGCCTATTACAGCAATGGTTAACGGACAATTGCGTTACGTTCAAATTGGCAAGGGCGGCGAAAAGATTGTCATGGAAGGCATTATGCCACCTGCAAATGAATTGCCAATCCAAAGATTAATGGCTTTGAGGGACACGCTGCCAATAGACAGCCCAGATAGAAAAGTTGTTGAAGGATTGATTGAAAAAGAAGCAACTCAATCTTTTGGAGCTAACGCAACTATTCAAGGGCCATCAGGAACAAGACAGGCAATGCCACCACCAGAACCCGGCACAGTCAATGTAATTATTGATGGGAAGCCTACATCTATGCCAATTGACCAAGCTAGAGAGCTAAACGCTAAATTTAAAGGCGCAGAAGCGGGCGCAGTAGAGCAAGCAAGGGCAGGGTTTGAGTTTGTTACTGTTCCTGATCCAAAAAACCCTGCACAAAAAATCTTAGTCCCTAAATCTCAGGTTGCAGCGCAATCAGCTAGCGGCAGCCCTGTGGTTGCCGAAGTGGACAAAAAGGTTGCACAAGGTCAGTCAATGATTGAATTGGCGCAACGAGCGCAAGCAATATTGCCTTCTGCAACTTCTGGCGCAATAAGCAACCTTGCAACAATGGCAACGGATGCGGCTGGTATTCCAACTAACAAATCTGCTGCGGATGGTCAATTACGGATTATTGGCGCACAGTTGGTTTCTAACGTACCTAGGATGGAAGGCCCACAAAGCGATGCTGACGTAAAGCTGTATAGACAAGCGGCTGCTGACGTAGCGAATGGAAATATTCCTTATCAAACCCGCATTAAGTCATTAAATACCATTATTGAGTTAAATCAAAAATATGCCCAAGGTGGCGCACAGCCACCTAAGGGTGCGGTTCGTAGAATAACGCCGAGGCAATAATGAGTGCCGGAACATTTGAAGTCAAAATTGGTAAAGAAGTCTACGAGGTTGACGCTAAAGACGAAGCCGAAGCGTGGCAACTAGCCAATAAATTTCATTCGTCAACGCCTCCAGAACCTGCGCCTAAAATGAGTGCGGGTCAAAGCATTGTTTCTGCAATTAAAGACGCTCCTAGACAATTAGGGCTTACTGCACGATATGGCATTGAAGGTACGGCTAACACCCTTGGTATGCCAGTAGAACCATTGCGACAAGCAGTAGGGGCTATGTCTGGTGCGGTGGGTGGGCCAGAACCCATGCCGCTGTCAACAATGGGACAGAAATTAGCTGATTTGCTTGGATTGCCAAAGCCTCGTTCAGCGTCCGTTATGGACAGACCAACAGGATTGGCTACCGTACTACCAAGTGAAGAAGTTGTGGGCGATGTGGCCCGTTCTATGGCTTCTGCGGGTAGTTTTATGCCCGCTGCGTCTGCTGTACAAAAAGCTACAACAGGCGTAACTAGCAACGTAGCAGGTCAATTAGCATCAAATCCTAGTTTGCAAACATTAGCTGCTGCTGGAAGTGGCTACGGCGGCGGTTCTGTTCGTGAAACTGGCGGTGATCCTTTGCAACAGCTAGGTGCGTCACTTGTTGGCGGCATGGTTGCACCATTAGCAGCAAGTGGCGCAAAGTCGTTGTTTTCAAGTGCAACCCAACGATTTAAACCAGAACCTAGCATTGCAGACGTAGATCAAGTTATCACGTTAAAACTAGGTCAATCTGGACTAGATTTCAGTCGTTTGCCAGAGCAAGTGCAAAAGTCTTTGCGGGCTGACGTACAAAACGCTATGAAAACAGGCGGTGATTTAGGCGGTGACGCTATGCGTCGATTGCTTGATTTCCGCATGATTGAGGGTGCTACGCCTACAAAGGGCATGGTAACGCTTGACCCAAGACAGATTACGCTTGAGCAAAACTTAGCAAAAACAGGAATGAACTCGCAAGACGCTAACTTGCAAACGCTTGGCAACGTGCAGAATCAAAACAATCAAGCTTTGATTAACGCTTTAAATCAGCGTGGTGCAGGGGATGTGAGAAGCCCATATTTACTAGAAGCAGGTGAAGCTAACGTAGGCAAAATCTCTGCAATGGACGCTGCTAAACAAGCGGAAACGTCTGCACTTTACAAAGCAGCGCAAGACACCGCTGGTGGCACTATCCCCCTTGATCGTTCAGGTTTAATAAATAACATTGATGCAGCTTTGTCTGCACAAAACAAAAACGCATTTTTGCCAGCAGAAATTAGAAGTACGCTCAATGCTATTGCTAAAGGCGAAACAACCATAGATGGTAAATCTTTTCCTGTGCCATTTGATGTAAATGCGCTTGATAACTTGATGACCACTATCGCAACAGCATCACGGTCAACGACTGATGGCAACGTAAAAGCTGCGCTAAAGTTGGTTCGTGAAGCCATTGATAAGACAGAAATCAAGCCAATAAAAGCTGATTTAGGCGGTGGATTGGTAACCGCTGAAACTGCTGCGGGATTAAGATTTGCTGACGCTCAACCAAAAGAATTGCTGGACGCTTTAAACAAGGCAAGAGCATCCCACCGTGAGCGCATGGCATGGGTAGAATCATCTAAACCTGTTGAATCTACCATAAACGGTATGCAGCCAGATCAATTTGTACGCAAGTTTGTGCTTTCAGGTGACGTTGCTGACGCTGCTGCGGTTGCTAAAGCAGGTGATCCAACAGCCACAAAGTCAGCTATTTTGACGCACCTTAAAGACAAAGCATTAGGCGGCAGAAGCGACGAAACAGGAAAGTTTGGTGCTGCTACCTACAATAAGGCAATTAAAGACATTGGTGACAAAAAGCTAGAATTGTTCTTTAGCCCAGAAGAAATCACAGAGCTAAAGAGATTGGGTCGTGTTGCTGAGTACATGACGCTGCAACCTGCTGGCTCTGCTGTCAACAACAGTAATTCTGGTGCTTTAGTGCTTGGTGCTGGCATTGACGTTATTACAAACGCTTTAGGTGTAGGCTTCCCCGGTGTTGCAACGGTTACTGTGCCAATGGGTAAAAAGCTGCTGCAAGGCAAAATAAACGCATCAACAAGCGCATCAGAACAGAAAAAAGCTTTAGATATGGCAAAAGCGTTAGCTAATGAAACACCCGGTATCTCGCTGGGTCAACGGGCTGTTCCTGCTTCAGTTTACGCAGGGTTTTTATCTAACCCTGATTTGTTGCGGCAAATTGGTCAATAAACAGAGGTAATTATGCCTTACCTTTTATATCCTTTTTCAAGGTTTTTTAAACGACTAATATGAGATTGATCGACTCCATACTTTTTAGCAAGAACAACTTGTTTTTCGGTGCTTTCCCGAATGCTAGCAATGTCTTGCTCGGAAAGTCTGCCGTTCCAATGGTTCAGTCCGTAATTATGTCTACGTTTAACAGATGTATCAGCATTGTTTTCGGCTTTTGTACCTATTCTCAAATGATCTGGGTTTACGCAAGGCGGGTTATCACACAAGTGCATAATAATTTTGTCTTGAGGTATTTCCCCAACAAAATGTTCATAAGAAAATCGGTGCGTTCTTACTTGTTTTTTGTTACAAATGATTATCCCGTAACCGTAAGAGTTTTTGCTGCCAGTCCACAACCAACAAGAGTCAGTTTTTTTAATTCGTGCGTAAAAAGATTCTTCAATAGTTACAGCCTTGTAAAGATTCAAACTATTATTTTTTCTAGCTTTGTTGTAATGGTTTCTGCACAAATGTCGTGCTATTGCTTTTTCTTCGCAAAGCGTACATTGAGTAGAATTTTTAATTTTATATGTCATCGACATTTCCTGTTTGTAAACAGTATATGTCTTACTCATGGAGTACGCAAGTGAGTTTCAACGGAAATGGAGTATTTCTAGTTAACACAGCGGGTCAGCCTGTTGTGCCGGGTACGGTCATTAGCTCAACCGCATTTAATGCGCTGACTGCTGACTTAGCGAACGGTTTGACCAATACGATTACGAAAGACGGTCAAAGTACGCTAACAGCTAACCTCCCGATGGCTGGCTTTAAGATTACTGGTCTAGGTGCAGGAACAGCAGCAACGGATGCAGCACGAATCTCGCAGATTCAGGGTGGAAGCCTTAGCTTTGTTAACGTAACCGGAACAAACGCTCTGTTGGGTTCTTTAGTTCCTGCTATTGCGGTCTACACAACGGGTGCAATGTACTCGTTTATCGTGCAAAACACGAACACAGGTGCGGTGACGCTAAACATCGACAGCGTAGGCGTTAAAAACGTCCTGCGTAACGGCACAGACCCAATTCAAGCGGGTGACTTAGTCGCAGGAAACATCGTTGTTGTACTATATGACGGTACAGCGTTTCAGCTTATTTCTGTCGGTTTTGGTGGTGGTGCAACGGGTGCTGGTGGCGATAAAATCTTCATCGAGAACGGTCAGACTGTGACTACAAGTTATACGATTCCGTTGTTAACAAACGCTATGAGTACTGGACCAATCGCCATTGATTCGGGCGCAACCGTAACTGTCCAAAGCGGAAGCGTCTGGATCGTTCTTTAAGGATAATCATGTCAGGAAATCTTAAACTCAACACAGCACTTGGCGGCAGCATTGCGCTGACCCCAGAGAACACGGCTAGTAACATAACTGTGACTATTCCTGCTAC